CCTTTGCGACCTACCAAGACGTTGAGGCCAGATGGCGCACGCTGACCGCAGAAGAGCAGGCAAGGGCCGAAGTGCTGCTTGAGGATGCGTCAAACATGCTGATAAGCATGGTCACCATAGACATATCCGACCAGCAGCAGGCAAAGAACCTCAAGCAGGTCTGCGCAAACATGGTCATACGCTCCATGGTTGCAAGCGCATCCGAGACCTACGGCGTGGACGAGCTGCACGCCACCATGGGGCCATTCGGGCAGACGGCGAAGTTTGCCAACCCCAACGGTGACCTCTACGTCACCAAGCAGGAGCGCAAGCTGCTGGGCATCCGAGGTGGCAAGGGACGCATCCTGAGGCCTGCAATCGGAGGTGATCTGATTGCTCAGCTACCCCATGCCCTTTAGGTCTGTGCCCTGCTCCATCTGGCTAGCGCACGAGGGCGAGCCCGACGATTGGCACAACGTGCCCATCGAGTACAACACCGACCCCGACATTGTGACCACCTGCTGCTACGCACCCGGCACCTCACGCCCTGACACCAAGGACGATATCGAGGATGGTAGGCCCTACGGAGCGCAGGTGGGCATGACGTTCTTCCTGCCCAAGACGGTAGACGCAGACCTGAGGGATGCCCTCATAGCCTGCTACTCACCAGACGATGCCACGCTGAGCGGCAAGCAGTTCAAGGTAGTGGGCGAGCCCTACAGCTACCCACGCATGAACACGCCCGGTGACTATAGCTGGTGCATCGAGGGGGTGGCGTACCTTGGCTAAGAAGGGCTTTTCCCCAAGCTACAAGGGGTATCAGGCGGTGATGAACGGCGATGATGTGTATGCCTACTGCGACAGCATTGGCGCAAGCTGGCAGGGCCGCTTGGGTGACGGCTACACGCACGACACCATCAAGGGCAAGAAGCGTGTCCACACGAGGGTCAAGACCGTATGGCCGGGTGGCTTCTACAAAGAGGCCAAGACGCACGCGATGCGGCACCTGTTCTAAGGAGCTGAGCAATGGACACTACGAAACTCGTGCTTGACGTGCTCAGAGAGGCGCTCACCGTGCCCGTCTCTACCGACATGCCCGCCACCAAGGAGCACGTGAAGCCATCGCGCTACGTGCTGGTGAACCTGACTGGTGACCAGTCTGACGCTTTCATCCTCAGGCCGCGCTACGACCTCACCTGCTGGGGCACGTCTGACCGAGAAGCCCGAAACATCGCAGTCTCTGCCGTGGAGGCATTGCAAGAGGCGGCGATGGACCACCCATACCTCAGCTCCTGCGACCTAGAGACCATGAGCCGTGAGGAATGGGACCGAAACGGGCACGGACGCTATCTGGCTGTGGTCCAACTCGTGATAAACACTGACGAATAAAGGAGGCAGCATGGCTGCTAACAACAAGGCGAACGTCTCTACTGTTCGCGCCGTGAAGGGCGGATATGCTTTCTCCGCTCCCGTGGGCACCGCTGGTGCTCCGACCAAGACCAACTACACCGCCGCTGAATGGCTTACGAATGGCAACCCGCCCACCGGCTGGGAGTGCCTTGGCTACATCGTTGAGGACGGCCTGACCGAGAACCCCAACCGTGACGCTGGCGAGGCCATCCGCGACGTGAACCTTGAGAAGCTTGACGAGACCGAGGGCACCGCGGACGAGGCGCTCACCGTTGGCTTCCACGAAATCAAGAAGCATGTGCTTGGCACCGCCTATGGCCACGACAACGTGACCGACGAGAACGGCACCATCGAGGTGCAGCACAACTGGGGCAATGCCGACGAGCACTACCAGTATGTGTTCCTGTTCCTGCTCAAGAATGACCGCGCGTGGACCAAGTACATCCCCGATGGCAAGGTCACCGAGGTCAGCGAGCGCACCTTCAACAAGACCACCTCTGCCGTCACCGAGGTCACCATCAGCTACAACGACGATGCCAACGGCACCGGCTGCTACGACTGGATTGACTCCACCGAGACCTCCTAGACCATCGCACACCGACCAGCACAGCGCCCCTAGTGAGCAATTCACTAGGGGCGCTTTTCAGAGAGAAGGAAGCCAATGCGTACCATCGAGTTCAAGGGCCACGAATTCACCTACGACGAGCGCTGCATGAAAAGCTACAAGTGGCAAAAGGCCATGAACAGCGGCGATGCGGAGCGCTCTAGCAGGGCGATAGCTAGACTCTTTGCGGGACGCGACGAGGAATATGCCGACCTGCTCTGTGACAACGACGATCCCGACGAGCTGGACAGCGCCATGGATGCCATGGCAGAGCTGCTTGGTGCCGTGCTCGAAGACATGGGCCAGTCGGCAAAAAACTAGCTTTCCTTGCCTGTTGTGCGGCGAGGTATCCCGACGAGCTGCTAGCCGACCTGATGCAGTACTACCACGTCAACGTGTGGCACATGGGGCTGGACAGCGACGTTGAATACACCACCTCAGAGGTGCGCCTGTGCTCGATACTCGCATGGCAGCTACCCCGCGACTCTAGGGTGTGGCGTGCCATGGACCCGTCTGGTGCCTACGACACGGCAACCCTGCTGCTCAGGCAGCTTGAGTACGACGTGCGGGCATTCAACTACGGATTCAGCAAGGATGCAGAGCACAAGCGGAACGAGCCCGAACCCATCACGCTACCCGGCGAGGAAATAGAGCGGCAGCGAGCGGAGGAACGGGCCGACGCAGCAGCCGCAGAGCTGGCAAGGGCATTCGGACTAAACCTCTAAGGAGGTGATACTTTGGCCGAAGTAGGAACCTATTACATCACCATCATGCCGGAAATGAGCCACTTCACCAATGAGGTGAAGAGCGCTCTGGGTGACTCTGGCAAGGCTGGCGGCAAGAGCTTCGGCACGTCATTCGGCGATATCGTCAAGGGCTCCGCCCTGGGGACCACGCTTGGCAACCTTGCCAGTAAGGCGGGTGGCATGATAGCCGGTGGATTCAGCACCGGCATTTCCCGACTCGACACCATCAAGAACTACCCGAAGGTCATGGAGAGTCTAGGCTACTCGACCTCCGACGCGGACAAGTCCATCCGCACCATCATGGGGCACCTTGACGGCCTGCCAACTGCAACACAGGATATGGTGACGCTCACCCAGTCAATCTCCGACTCCACAGGCGACCTTGACCTAGCCACCGCAGCGGCGCTGGGCTTCAACGACATGATGCTTGCCAACGGCGCAAGTGCGGCAGAGGTTGCAACGGCCCAAGGAGTGCTAAACCGTGTCCTTGGCAAGGGCAGCGCCACGGCTGCTCAGTGGCAATCTCTCACGTCTGTCATGCCAGCACAGCTTGGCATGGTGGCCAAGAGCATGCTTGGTGCGAATGCCACCACCGAAGACCTGCACACGGCGCTTGAAGATGGCACCGTGAGCTGGAACGACTTCTTGCAAGCCATCGCAGAGCTCGATCAGAGCGGCTACATTGACGAGAATGGCAAGAAGCTTGCAAGCTTCGAGGAACAGGCGCGAGCCAACAGTCACGGCATCGGCACAGCAATCGACAACGTGAAGAACCGCATCGGTGCCGGTTGGGCATCCATCCTTGACGTAGTGGGCCAAGAGCAGATTTCAGGCAGCATCGACAAGATGAGCTACGGCATCAAGAGCGCCATGGGCCAGATAGCCAACGCAATCGGATGGCTCAAGGACACGCTTGCGCAGACCAAGATAGCAGAGAGCCTAGGCAAGATAGGCAAAGCCGCTGGTGAGTTCTTTCAAGGCCTGCTCACAGAGCAGGACGTGAGCATGATTAAGGACTTCGCCAAGGGGCTCATAGACTTGGTTGACGGTGCCCTGCAATGGCTTGCTGACCACGGCGATGTGGTCAAGGTGGCGCTAGGTGGCATCCTTGGCATCGTGTCAGGACTAGTCGGCCTGAGCATCGGAACTAAGCTTGCGGCCCTTCCCGGCCTTCTGACCGCAGTGTGGACCGCTCTATCCGCCAACCCGTTCTTTGCCATCGCAACACTCGTTGCTGGTCTGGTGGTGGGCCTGTACACGTTCTTTACGCAGACCGAAGAGGGGAAGGCCATCTGGGAGGGCTTCTGCCAGATTATGTCCGACCTCTGGACGGGCCTGCAAGAGGACTGGCAGACGCTGTGCGACATACTCTCGCGCGAGTGGGAGTCCTTCAAGGCTTTCATCGACGGCATCCCCGAGTGGTGGCAGGGCGTCGTAGACTACTGGACTTCTGCGCTCGAAGAGCAAAAGCAGAATTTCGCCCTTGCGTGGCAGAAGATTAAGGACGATTTCGCCGCAGCCTGGGAGAGCATCAAGCAAGCCGCCATCAACACGTGGAACGGCATCAAGGATAGAGTCACGAGCATCGTCAACGGCATCAAGACTACGCTGACGAACATCTGGAGCGGAATCAAGACCACGCTGGGCAACATCTGGACCGAGATCACGAAGGTAGTGACCCACGAATGGGATGCCATCAAGAACGCAGTTGGCATCATCGTGAACGGCATTAAGACCAAGGTTACAACCACGTGGGACAACATCAAGACAGCCGTTGGGAACACGCTGGCCAACCTGAAGGAAGCCGTCTCTACCGCTTGGGACAACGTTAAAACCAGTGTCGGCGAGAAGGTGGACGGCATCAAAACGGCAGTATCGGACAAGTTCACCGCTGCCAAGGACACCGTTCTCAACATCTTCAACGATATCAAGAGCGGGATAACCGACAAGATAGACAGCGCACGCGAGAAGATAGCGGGAATCGTTGACCGCATCAAGAACCTGTTTAACTTCTCTTGGAGCCTGCCTGCCCCGAAGCTGCCGCACATCAC